ACATGCGGAGCTGAAGCGTCGGCTTTCCTTTCTTTTACTGTAATAACCTTTACTCTATCACCGAATTGCGTTTGGAGTGATTTTCCGTATTCAGTATCGTCTTTTTCGTCATCTCCTACAGCTATATATACTGGATCAGTTTCAAAATTCTTTTTTAAAAAATCAATGATAGTTACAATAGGTGATTGCTGGGTTGATATTCTTACAGTAATTTTAGGATTAGGTTCTGCTTGTAGATACATATTCCAAATCATTAGAGAATCTTCAGGAGTAATTCCATCAATAACTTTCTTACTTATTATTATGTAAACTTTAGTAATATACTCTTTTAAGGCTAGAGCTTTAGCGGCTTCAAAGTGTCCCTTATGTGGGGGTTTGAATTTTCCAGGGTAAAAGCAAGGACCTGCTTCGTTTAGAACAGCTTCGGCAATTTTTTTTCCTAGTAGTTCAGCGTTGATCATACTAGTAATAAATATCTATCCCAGAAGCAATTTAGGTTTAGCATTTTTGATCTCTTTTTCAAGACCTTTTATGTATTCAACCGCTAGCTCTACTCTCTCATTAATTAGCTTAACCTCCTGCTGATCTAATTCTAGTCTATATATAAACATTCTATAATCAGAAGAGACGCGAGGATCAAAGCTAATAAAGTCACACCATATTGCTCTAGCGCAGATCATATTCGAAATACATTGGTAGTAGTAGTTTGGAGCTACCTTCTTGAACTTTACTGGGCTATCGATCATGCCGTGTTTAAAGTGGTTGGCAGACTTGAAAGGACATTTTACTTCAATAATGCCGTTAGGTTTTACAATTCCGTCAGGTGATCCTCCGTAGTATTCACTTGCAGCAATAAAGGAAGCTTTCTCTACTTTCGTTTCCATAACCTTTTCGTAGTGTTCGATAGCAATAGGCTCAAGCTCGGTACCCCATTCGAGGGCTTGACCATGAGCGGGTTCAGTAACTCCTCCGAAGAGTTCACTGACCTTCTCCAAGAGGTATGTTTTAGCGGTTTCTGTTAAACCTTTTTCACCCATAATTTTATGGATTTCAGAGCTAGTAATCTTACCTCTCCGTAGTTGAAACCATTCTTCTGATCTTTGTTCAATTAACATAGTTGCATTTTTTTAAGCAATAGTTCACCAAAGGTAAGCTGCTTTGCCGTATGTAAATATTTTGTCATCTCTTCAAAACCTATTTCTGATGGATCTTTACCCCCTAGTTCGATGAAGTAAACATCTTTACCTAAGTTAACTAACTCGAGTGCGTAGTTAAAAGACTCTTTTAATGCATCGTTATCGAGTGCTAGATATACTGTCTTAACATTATTCTGTACTAGCTTTAGCATTAATGCTCGCGGTATGGTTTTGCCGAACAGGGGAATAGCGTTTCTCTTTAATGCAATAGCATCAAATATACCTTCACATAAAATTACAGGTACGTTCCAGTTAATGAAGTACTCTAGGCCTATCAATTCATTCTTATTACATGAAGGTGCATTATACTTACGTGTTGGATCTTTTTCAAACGATCTTGATATAAAATAGTTTATACGTCCAGTCTTGTCATATGAGGGGACTATTATTGAATTAGCGTATCTACCCTTCTCACAATATCCGATATTGTACTTTAAGATATCTTCTTCACTTATACCTCTATGCTTAACGTATGCCTTAGCCTGACGATACGTCAGCTTAGTACTAGATTGAGCGAGAGATATAAATTCCTTAGGTAATTGTACGGTTGCGTACTTCTTATCGTCTACTTCAATCTTACCGTAAGGGAAGTAACTCTTCATCTCTGAAATCTGTGCAGGGCTTGCCTGTACTTTTCTTAAAAGTGATACTAGGTTACGTCCTTTAGTGGCTGGTTCACAGGTCCAGCAATGAAAAAATCCGCTTTTTGGATCGATTTCAAGCTTTGGTTTATGATGTTTACAGAACGGACAATGAAAGGCATGATTGCCTTTAGTAGATGGTTTAGATTTACCTAAAATGCTATGTAAAAGTCCAAGTACTAATCGAGATTGCTCCATAGACCCCTCCTTACATATAGTATAAGGATTTATTTAGGTTCTACCAAATCCTTTCGAAAAAACTTAGCAAGAATATTATCGTTATAAGAGGAGTCAGTATGAAGTACGTTTAATCTACATTGAAAAAATACTTCATAGTAGGTAAGTTGTTTTTTATTAAAACAAAATTTAAGTATCATTCTATCAAAATCTTTTACTCCGTTTTCTTGAATTTCTTTTAGCAAAACTTTATTTGAACCCCAATATTCAAACCAATTTGATTCTTTAGTTACTAATTTTTTTGTAGGCTTTTTACCAGGTCCGGTATATTGAGCTAATTCTTTCTTAGTTAATTTTTTTTTAGTATTAGAATAGAGAGATTTTTTACCGATATAAAACTTACCTGTTTTATTGTTTGTTATTTGATATACAAACCCTATACATCCTTTAGGGAACCTGTCTACTGAGTCGTACTCGGTAAGCCGATCCCCTTCAAATATCAACCATTTTTTTACCATAAATTTATTTAACTATCCCACTTAATTATAAAAGTAATATCAGTGTTTGCAGGTATAGGATAAGGCGTCGCTAATTTTCCTACTACTAATAAATCGTTATTTTCGTTGTAGAGTCCTACAGTAGTAGCGTAGGGATGAAAAGAGGATCCAGTAATTTTATCAATAAGAGATCCGTTTACTATCTCGGCAAAGGAAGAGCTCTGACCTGCAGAACTGTAAAAAGGCAGTGCATCTGATCCTGTAATTAATTGCTTTTGTGCAAAGACAGTAGGGTTTTGAGAATAATTGAAATCATTTTCGGATACTCTACATTTTACTTCGTTTTGATATATTGTAGTTTCAGCAATTAATGACATTGTACAGGCGTTATTAGCTATTAATGTATAATAGCTACCAGAGGTTAATAATACCATCCCTTGAGGGTAAATTATATTTCCTACCTGTTTAGTACTTCCGCTTAAATCGTTAATATTTCCGTTTCCGTCATCTCTTAAATTAAAGGCCGACGAACTCAATGAAAAACTTCGACGAGATATTTGTTGCCCGTATACGTTTACTGATATGGAAATTATTGCGATTTCGGCATTTGATTGCGTCGGAAAATACCTGTTGTCGGAATCGTTAGATCCGGATGCGGCAGTTGATTGTAAAAAATTATCGGCGGCAGATGCTGAAATAGGGAACGATCCGGTTAGATAATTTGAGTAATAAAGGTGCTTTACTGAAAAATAATTCAGTGTCTCTTGAGGAATAGAGCCTGTGATAGTAATAGGTCCGTTTACTCCTTTTAGAACTTGAATACCGTAACTTCCGAATGAGCTTGATTCGAAAGATGAACTGTACTTTAGCTTGATAGGAGTAGTAAGGACATCTGAAGTCTTCAGACTGTTTGCTGCTCTACTCATTTTATTATATTACCAGTCTAACTTAACCCTGATTAACGCTTCTTTTGTAAAGTCTTTAACAAGCGGTACTGACATTTTAGCTACTGCTAAAAGCTCACTGGCGTCGTTATATAATCCTACAGTGGTAATATATGTCTGAGGGCTGTAAATCATAGTAGGCCATAGTACAGCACCTGAACCTGAAATAAAAGTAGGATTAGATGAGTAGTTGAATTCGGAGTTGCCGATTCTAACGAAGATGTAATCGGAAGATATAGTTTCCTGGGAGTTTAATTGGAATCCAAAAGAGCCGGAAACCTTTATACTGCTTGATACTGCTTTATATAGGAACGTATTATTTGTAGAGGTGTAAGAGGCGGATGCTGCCGGGGTATAGCTCCCGCTTCCGTAATTAGCATCATCTTCTACGAAACTAATGCCTCCGGCAGCAGAGTTTAATTTGAGGGCGCCTACGTTTAAAATAATCGTGCCGATATCGGGTAAAAAGAATCCGTAGGATCCGGAAACTGTTTGTCCTGCGCTAGGGGCACCTGCTAAAGTCTGTGATACTGCTCTACCGAATGATCCAGATACTAAACTAAAAACTCTACCGCAGTCTAAATATGTTACAGTGGTTACGTTATTACTATTATCACATAAAGTAACTATTCCGCCTGATCCTGAAAGTGAAAGGTTAAAGGTACCGGGCATTAAGCTTTCTTTATAACGATTTCTATCTACGTTTATTGCAAAAAAGCTTGGCGCACTTGTAGATGCTCCTCCAAAATTGAAACCTTGAGTAGATCCTGAAAGGGCAGGGCCATATACGAGTGTTTCGTATTGACGGTAAGTTGTTAATGATGGGGAAACGCCTGGTACTAATGGGTTGTACCATTTAGACCCTGATCCGTTTATATTACCGTATGCGATTGCGAATTGTACGGCTGCTCCGTTTGCATTACTTTCAGTCTGATATACGTTTAGGTAAAATGCACCTGCACTGATAGTTGTAGTAACAGTAGAAGATGCAGTAAAAAACGTGGTTAGCGTAGGCTGATTAGAACTCCAAGCCGGAGCTGTAATCGAATCGGAGCTTATTACAAGGTCTGATGGAGCTAATCTTTGATATGCCATATTCTATTATTGATTTACTTTAGTGATTTGAAGTGGAATAAATAATCTTGCACCTGAGTCGCGTCCTACTACTGTTAAGGTTGTATATAATACTGTATTGCTGCCGAATAGGGTATTTACAGTTGTTCCAGTAATATTGATAGTCGTTCCGATAACAGTTTTTGATACGTTAGTACCTATAGTTGTTGTTCCGGTTGCGTTTAATGCAGTAGCTTGCGTTGTATTGATGCCTACTCCGTTAAATGCGGAAGTAGTTCTTACGTCTCCGATAGTTGCCAGATATCCGGATTGTTCAAAAGTAGAAGTAGCACCTAAATAATTTAATGTTTGAGGTGTAATAGAAAGGGAAGCTCCTTGTCTTAAAGTTATTGTACTATATCCGATACTTATTACAGGGAGTGAAGCAGTACCTCTAGGGAGAGTTATTAGCTTATACTTCATTATCTCTTGAGATTCAGGATATGCCTGAATGATAGGCATATTTTCGATAGCTTCTCCGTAAAACGCTGATCCTGAAGGGTGATTTGGATTGTAGAGCGTATAATCTACCTCGTCGTCAGATAAACAAAATTGCGTAATTTGAAACGATCCGTTATTTTGTGAAAGAAGTTGTCTTCCTTTATCGGTCAAGATTGCATCTACAACAACAGAAGTATTATTTAAATATGCCATGATTTAGGTGTTTTTCTCTTTATAAATAGTGAATTTGCTTAATTTTAAATATCATCAGGAGTTGGAGATTGGGAGTTTAAAATTTGAGACTGAACCGCAGCCTGTAGAGTGTTTATGTTTGCTGTTACTGTCGGGTTTATATTTTGTGGAATCAGAAATCCGTAAGATGTCGCTCCGGGTGCTTTGTTATAGGTAACTATAACGTTTTGTTCGTCTTCATATCTCTTGAGCAAGAGGAAAGGCCCTAGACCTTCAGGATTAATACCTAACCAGTTATCGAGAACTTGTGGAGTAACTTCTATATTTAATCTATTTGAAGAGATAGATGCTGATACTACGTCTACGTCTTGGTAGGTACCGTTTGAGTCGAAAAGTACGATCTTATCTCCGTACTCAGGGTCGAAAGCGTAGTTTATATCGCCATACCTGGTATAGAGGCTACTTGAATATACTGTAGAACCACTTATAAAGTAAGGTACAAATTGATAGTATAAGTACTGACTGAGACTCGCATTTAGGGTTATAATACTCGTTTGCGATGTTGAATCAGCAATACTATAAATGAAGGGCTGAGGTACAGTACCGTTAGCAAAAGGATAATTACCTGTTCCAACAGCTTGGGGGGTATAAGTTAACTTGTTGTAAGATCCAGCAGTAACTAATGATGCGGTAAAATTATTGGTTGTAACAGAGGCTAATTTAGTTTCAAAAACTACCTTATTGCCTGGGGCAAAATTAAATACAGGAGTTACATAGTCGATTAATATTTGTGAACCGGAAATTAGAGTTTGACCTATTATCGTGCTTCCATCAGGAAGTATGGAAAAGACTGTAGTGGTTGGGGAAAATATGGGTTGAAGATAAGGGGCTAAAGGTGCGTCAAACGAATATGCTATATAATACGTACCTGTAGCAGAGGTTATAGTAGCTGCTATGAGGGCAGTAGACGTGTTTCCGATGTTAGAAGTATTTAGTACTCCGTCAATATATAAGTTAAAGGGACCATATACGGCTGGATGTATTTGATCAATCGAAATCGTCCCCCCTGCAGTATCTTCAGTTGTCGATAAGCTATAAATTGACCCTGTAGTGCTTCCTGCTGGTTCATTAACTGATGTAAATGAAGCTGTTTGTAATGTACCTATCTGGGTTACTCCATTTAAATATGCTCCCCATGTGAAAGCTATGCTCTGTGTGCCGAATGTCTGTGGATTGGGGAATAATACATCAAAGCCTAATTTTACTGTAAATGTTTTTTGACCGGCAATAGATGCAGTATAACTTGCAAAATTATCTGTAGTTCCGGGGCTAAAGTCAGAGCTAGATGGATCCTCCCCGTCAAAAGCATTATAGATCTTTCCTGCTGAAGCTGAATAATATGGATTTGCGGCACCGCTTATAAAAGCATTCGGCGTACCTGTATTATATCCTTGAAAAGGAGTTTCAACACTATTTCCTACATATTGAAAGTATAATTTACCTGAGCCGCTAAAATATAGCTGCGGCGTGTAACTATACCCGCTATTATAGATAGATTTAATACCGTCAGTAGTTACTTGATTGCTAAACTTTTTATTATCGAACTGCTTTATAGTAGCTTGAGTACCTGCTGTAAAAATATTCTGTAGGTCTATCCAATTCTGATTATTTTGATTTAATTCAAATAAGCCTCCTGATACATCAGCAAGATATGCTAGAGCTACGTTAACCCTTCCGGGTAAGAAAGAGCTAGTAGCGACCTGTGTAAATAATCCTAGCTTATTAGTATAGTAATTTATTACAGGATCTTTGCCGTAAGAAATATCTCCGGCTGTATATACGTTATATTGTTGACCTGATAAATACGATCCGCTGTAACGAGGTATAGTATACGGGCGGGATACATAGTTAAAGTCTTGAATATAAGCATACTGTGAATAAAGCTGTTCGCTTTGATAGATATTACCGTAGAGTACAGTATAAGCTATGGATTGAGTTATTAATCCAAAATTAACTGGAGCAAATTGAGTAGTATTAAAATCTAAGTCTAAAAATTTTTGCGATCTTACTGGTATAGTCACGTTACCCTCTAAGGGGCTTATAGAGTAAGTTAAAAAAAGAGCTCCGTTCCCTGGTACTGATGAAGTCCATGGGTGGTTGTAACTCGAGACTTCTTCCTGAGAGAAGTAGTTAGTAGTCGCTACAATATAACTACCGCTGAATTCTCCTGTATATTTTTGAATATCATTAGATGAGCTAACATATACTGTACCTAGAGATTGAGTTAAAGCGATCGATGCTGTACCGTTATACTGTATAGGTATTGCTTGAATATATGCTGTACTTCCAGTTACTGCACCGCCGTCTGATCCAGATATATTTAGAAGATAATAATCGGCATCAAAGGAAGAGGTAAGCCAAGTTGGTTCATTTCTTGGATACTTATTTCTTTCAAGCATATGAGACTTAATAACGATACCTGTATCTGCACTCGATCTTGCAGGTACCCAGTCCCTCATCATCTTGAATAGAGAATTATTAAAAAATTTAATTAGTCTTATAAAGTCCCAAACGTTATATCTACTAGTATACTCGGCACTAAAGTAAGTATTACTTACCTGATCTAGAGGTATATAAGAACTAGAATACTGTAAAACAGGGTTACCTATAAGCTGCATTATATTAAAGTACCCGGGCTGAGTAGAAGAAGTTATATAACCGGATGAAGTAATGCTAGCGTTTATAGAATCAGCAGGGGAAAATCCCGCTTGTACTGTAATAGATGTATTCTCTAAATCGTTAGAGTAATACTGTATAGTTGAAAATGGCGATAATAGGCTACTTGAAATTTCAGGAACGCTTCCGGTTAGAATTCTAATATTAGAAATCTCCTGTATGCCGGCTACGTCTAGATAATTATAACCGCCGTATTCATGTACTTGTAAAATATCTGCAGGTATACCGTAGCAGGCGATAAGGGCTTTGACGCCTCTTTCAGTACCTCTAGTTTTCAGCAAGTATGCTAAATTATGATACAGACGTTTATAAATTTCGTCTTGTATTTGCGTAGCTGAAAGTGATTGAAGAGGATCAGCTATACCTATAGCATCCTGTCCATATACCGATGTAGTATCATAAAGAGAATAAGGGTCGTCCCAATATGCTGCAAAAGGTGCGTCCGAGTACGGGAACGTTAATACGTATCTAAAAATCTTCTCTTCTCCAAAAGGAGGTAGATAAATTGAAGAGCTTAAGTAATAATTACCGGCAGGAGGAGTAATGATACTTGCGGTAGTGCTTCCTGAAGGATAGATACTGCTGCTAAAGTATACTACAGTAGAATAATCGCTAGAGGTGACAGCAAGATTAGATCCGGTATTATTTACTCCTAATAATGAATAATAAAGATTATCGCTTATACTTGTATTAGTATAAAGTTGAACTCCGAAGCTTTTTATAGCTTCTGAAACTTGATCAAGTGATATACCTATAAAAGGATTGTTTTCGGCTGAGTATCTATTGCTCAAATCTTTCTGATAGATCCATATATTATCGAAGTGCTGACCTATCATATTTAAGAAAGTTACATATGGAGCATTTGCTTCGTCATCAATAATATACTGAGGGGATGCATAAACTAACCAGTCTTTGTTTAAGTCGTCATAGTGAGATGAAGACCAGTACGTACTCATTGTATCCGGTGTAGGTACTATAGTTGGACTACCTAACCAATCCACGGCTTCAGAAGAGGTTACAGAGTATAAAGAATAAGGTATAGTATCATTTCTTTTTGGCCATGAAGTAGATGCAGAATCAAAGTATAAATAATATTCGTAACCATCGAAGTTTTTGATGGTATTATCTATCTGTACCTGTAATCTAACTCTTTCTTGAGTTGTATTAGTTGCTAGTAGGCCCGCAGAAGCTGATTCAATTAACTGTAGCTTATAAACATAATTATACAAGCGTTCAGTAGCAGAAGAAAAATGTATAAAATTTTCAAAATTATTATAGTCTACATTTATCTGTATTCCTTTTTCGTTCATTAAAGAATTTAACTGCTGATAAGAAGAAGATACAGTTGTAGCAAATAAATTTGCATAATTATAATAAGGGGTAGTTTGACCTATTCTTTCAGTGATAGAAACTTTAAAATTCGGTCCTTTTATTCTAGAGGTATCTAAAATCGCTTCAGGGGTAACATTTATCGTTACGTTAAACTCTGCAGGATTAGCTACAGGAGTGACGACCCAAAAAGTTGATCGTAAGTCGAATTGAACGGGTAAAGTATCGTAGAGTTTGAAAATTATATAACCTATCCCGTCTTCTTCTACATATACCGCGTTTACGCCTATTATCTGAATGTCGTCGCCAAAATTTAGATAAAAAGTAGGGTAGTATATATCACTTGATAGTATAGCTTCAAATTCGCCGAATGTTTGAGCTAGTTGACTGTTTGAAAGGTCTTGTCTCGCTACTTTTATCTCAGTTCTAGAAGTCGATATCTCCTTAATCCAAAAGTTTTGGGAAGGAATAGGGGCTGAAAGTAATTGTCTGGAAAAGAAGTTATACTTAAGGTTAAAAGTACCTCTATTAAACCCGGAGAACTTAGCGTCAGCTTCAGGATCTAGAAATAATTGAGATGTAGTACCAGTAATAGGATCTACGAGATTTCCAATGTTATATTGGGACGCGTTGTAGTTGCTATCTAGAACGTTTCCGCCAAGATCCTTAATAAAGTATTCAATGTAATCATTAGGTCTGCCGAAATTTGCAGTTATTAACGCTGTATTGATTAGCGATATGTCCTGAGATGAATAAGTCTGATATTGCCCGTTTGATCCTATGTATCTTATGTCTACGTTTTCCATTATACTGTATTAGACAGGCTTAAAAAGTTAGCATTTGCTTCAAGTAACTGCTGACGAAGCGTGTTTATCTCATCAATATAAGCTTTTTCGTTATCAGTTAAAACTCCTCCCCCTAAATATTCTGTACTTCTAGCAACTAAATATTCATGAGAATTAATTTCTCCTGTTGCAGGTATATCAAAAAATAACTCATTGTATAAGTCGAAAAATTCGTCAATGGTAATCTGCTGCGAAGGTGTAACGGATGCGGGTACTGGGGTGAAAAGTTCAGAAAAAGAAGTATCGACAACGCGCGTGAAAGTATTACGTCCGTAAACTTCTTTGATTAAATTTACTTCCTGTGACATTATTCTACTACTTTAAAAATTAGGTTTTCGTTGGTAAATATAACTTCTTCGCCAGAAGAGAGAACGCTTTTAATTAGTAATTTATAAAATCGATTAACTTCCAATCCGCTAGTATACAAAATAAAGTAATTACTTGTTGTATCAGCACTCAATTTTGTATAATTGGTATCAAAGTCAATTATAACTTCGTTGGTTTTATAATCCATTAAAGACCAATAACTAGTCTGTGGAAGATATAATTGAGTTAGAAAAATTGAAGAAGTTGTAAATTGTCTTGCAGGGTAAGTAGCTCTTACCCCTGTCCTGACTTTATAAATTTGATTCCTTCTAAACTGCCCTTGGTTGTTCTGTAAAACAATAGTAATCTGATCGTTTGTGGCTAAGCCATAAGAGCCGGTAGGTCCATATACTGCGTCGGCCCACTTAAATTCTATAGTTGGCGGATAAATAGTATGGGTATCGACTGAAAAGAATTTGAGATCTACATATGATGCAGTACTGTTTTCTACCGAATTTGGATGCTTAACTACTACCCCGTAATTGCTTAAAGATGCACTGAACCATCCATCAACCATGTTAGTAATATTCATATTAATATCCTTGTTAGACATATAATCGAAATATTGACTAGCTGAAACGGTAGAACTAGAAATATAGCTACTTCCAGTTATTGTCCATAGATCAGAATTCTCATAGGGACCGGTATAAGTCCAACTACATCCGTTCTGTGACTCTGGAACTTGAGCAAATTGACCTGTTCCCATAGTCCACGACTGAGATACAGGATAAGCTTCTAGAGAATATGTAGTGTTAAGATTTTGTGCTGATGCAAGATATAATCTTAAATTAGCTTGCCATGAAGCACTTATTGCTGATAATGCGAAAGTTTTTAGTTGTTGAATATCAGTGTTTGAGAATTGTAAAAGCGATCTTCTTATATCAGATCCGGAGAAGTACTGATTAGAAGTACTGAAGTTTCCAGCAGCTGCTAAGTCATACGTATAATACGGGTTTTCGGTTAGTGGAGTTCTAAAAAGAAATCTCGTCCCGTCTTGAGAATTTTTAGCTGAAACTTCTAATATAGGATCACGACCCGTATTTTTAGACGGATATCTATAGTATATTGATGCGTCAGCTGATGCGAATATTTGATATACTGCCATAGTTAGAATGTTACTACACGTCCTTGAATATCTGTATCAGGGTATTTGACCTCAAAGATGCTCGGATCGAGTGAAGGATAAATTACCTCATTTAATGTTGCTCCTGGAATATCGTAACTGTATTGAGAATAACCTGCATTTACTCCTGCTATATTAGTTATAGAGATTTTTTGAACTGTCTGAACTCCCGCTACTTGATCAAGGAGTGTATATATTTCAGATAAAATAATCGGTTGATTTATTTGCCAATCTTCTTTAGCAAAGTATCCTTTTAATAACGTCAAACAATTAGCGATTATATCTCTTGATGTATAGTTTGGTCTAATTATAATATCAAAATTAACTTGAATATTAATTATATAAGCAGGCTTAAGTATAATAGTATCTGTAAGCATTCTATACTGTTCAAGATAAGTCTGTATATTTTGTAGTAATGCTGTTCCAGGGGACGTAAAAGTACCGTCGGCATCATACCCAAGCAAATAAATTGAAGAGGCTAGAGGGTCTCTTTCTCCAGGCTGCCCTTCAAGGTATTGGGCGAAGGTTGCTGTATCTTTAGTCACGTATGCCTTAGCTACTTGTCCAAATTTAGGTGGCATACCTAAAACTGTACCTAAATAATCTTGCTGAGTTACTGCACGCATCTGCGAAGGATACTTAGCTAGGGTATTTAATCTTAAATCTTCGGGAGAATCTCCATCTCCCCCTCCAACTGCAGGAACGCTGTTATTAATTGCAAGTGTTGCTCTAATGGTTGCTTCAGTTGCGGGATTGGTAGGATTTGGAAAGGTTATCGTTGAAGATACAATATTAGTAAGTTCATTTACGCCTACATTTGCTTCAGCGCCGCCTCCTACTAAATACTGAACTGTTAAATTAGTGTTAAAAGGCGCTACTCCGTAAGATTTGTTTGTTACAAAGTTGGTTGGATCATAAGCTGTATTCAGCATATCTATTCCGTTAACAGTTCCAATACCGACGTTAAAAGGATTCGGAATTGATCCGGAAACAGCTTGTATTCCTGCACCGAATTCTAATTGCAAAATATTATTTGCAGTAAATCTAGATACAAATCTAAAAGGAGCATCTACTCTCTGTATAATATAGGGGACTTCATTTGCTTGTTGATAGAGCTGAGGATAGGCTAGGGCAGTATTAGCGACAGGGTTTAAAATATAATCTTGAGCTAGATAAGGTACTTCGCACCATTTATAACCAGAAGTTTGATCTGTTACATTGAGTATCTCTATTATATTAGTATCCTGAATTGTTCTTATAGGAAATCTTTGAGGTGCTCCAAAGTTAAGCGTTGTAGTTTTAATTTGCCCTGATATAGCTTGAGTTTTTTTCTTAAGTAAATAAGTATTAGGATTACCTCCTGCAGTTGTATAAACAGAAACTTCAGTAGGATCAATAGAAGATGATAAATTAAAATCTATTCTATTAGGGCAATAAAAAAAGTTATTAGTATTAATATTTGATCTTACTTGCATACCCTCCTCTACTATCATTGCATAGTTGAAATCAGGAGCATATCCTGATCCGGAAGCGGGAACTTGTTGGTAAATATCTAAATTAACAATAGCAGCAGAAGTTACTTTTGGTCTATAACCTAGCATATATGCTAGAGCATATAGGTTATTAGTCTGCTTAGCATACTCTAAGAATGTCTCTTGAGTTTGATTATCTAAATAAAACGATAATACATCCCCTACATAAGATGCCATGTCGATAAACATAGTCCCAGGAGAGGAGGTTGAAAAATCGTTATAAGAATTAGGGTAGTATGTTTTAGCATACTCAATTAACGCGTTCTTAAACGTAGTAAAATCTTTATTTAGATATGTTATATTTTTATTAGCCATTTAAACTAAGTGTTACAATATCTGACTCACCAGTATTATTTATATTATACGAAAACTGTATTTTTAAAAAGTTCTCATCGGGATTACCGCTAAAAGTTAACTCAGTAATAACTACGTTTGGGAAATAACGTTGAACTCCAGTTCTTATTAAAGAATCTAATTCATCTAACGTCTCAGTAGTAATCTGTTCGAAAATTTTACTTCTTATGTTAGCTCCAAAGTTTGGAATAAAAATTCTTTCTCTTTGATCAGTAAGTAAAAAATTAATTATGTTGTATTTTAACTGTTCTTTAGTTGTATAAACAGTTCTAAATACCCCTGGTGCATTAAAAGGCAATGCAACTCCTATTCCGGTTGATGGCTTTAGGTCGAGAACGTTAATATTTCTAAGATTATAGGCCATTATATTTCTCCGTTAGCTTGCATTTTAGCCATTAAATTCGAAAAATCAGGAACTGCATTAATTTCTATTGCACCTAAGTTTGAGCTTTTTGTAGCTGAGTTAAACATATCGTTCATTGATTCAACTATTGGTACTTCATTCTGGGCTTCATATCCTTGTAATCCTTCGAAATCCTTAGCTGTCATAGTTATAGCGGTTTCAGCTAGAAGGTTATTGAGAGGGTTTCCGGGTGCTAGAATAGGGGCTACTAACTTTCTATTTTGGTTATTTAGTGTTCCAGGAACAGTTGGTTTTTGTTTAACCGCTTCTGTTATAGGCTGTTGTGACCGGTTAGCAATAACGGCTTCTTTTAGTATTCCAGCTAATTCTTCCTGAAAGACAGCTCTTACTTCTTCTCTGATAATCTTTCTAAGTGCGTCTAATTTTGCCATATGTTATAAATATATTTGTTATAAATTTTACACTACCTTGATGAATTATATGTTCTCTGACTTGCTGTTCCAGTAAAAGAAGATGAAGATCCTTGACCTCTTAGCTGACTTTGCAAATTAGCTCTACTATTAGCAAGTGCTTTTCTAGTTCTTCTCCTAAGTCTTCTTCCGCCACTTAGATTATTAACAAAAGCATTTAAACCTAGACCTTTCGTTTCATCTACGTTATCCGGGAGATCAACTTCAGTTCTAGATATATTTAAATCATTCTGAAGAATATCGTTATTATCGAGATAATCTAAAGATTCGCTTACGGTAACTAATGCGTCTCCGTCTATAGTTCCTAAATCAGGACGAACTAATCCGAGAGAAACTAGCTTCTGTTTTACTTCTCCTATTATTACTTCAGGGTTTGTTGCAAAGGTAAGATCAGATTGAGTAACGATTGCTCCGTATTGATCCAGAGCTACTCCTCTTCTCCGCTTATTTTTAATAGACTGCTCGATCACCTGTTCGTCAATAATTCTAATTTGATAGGTTCCAAATAGAGCAGTATCAGGATCGGTTTTTGAATCAAAATTAATAATATAAATACTTAGCTCATCAACTAGCCCGTTCAAAGCTTGTCTAGTTTGATTTAGCTCATTCAGAATATCTGAATCTTTAAATGCATCGCATGCTTGCAGACCTACAAGCAAAGTATCTAAACGTCTTAATAGTTCGCTTGCATTTACTAATAGGTAACGAACGAGCCCGGTTGCTACACCGAGTAGCGCATTAATTGACTTTAAAACTCTTACGACGCCGTCTCCTTCATCTTTAGCTTTACTTGCGATGTCTTGTAGCGTTATCTGTGTACCTGAAGTACCAAAAATTAAAGGTATTGCAAGGCTCTTAAAGAATAAAAATACAAACTTAAAAATTTTATAAAAAAGAATTGCAAGCTTAATTATAAACTGCCCGGTCTGTATAACTTTCTGTACTTGATTGGCCATTTTTATAAACGACCTAATTCCGTTATTGATCTCTTTAAGAGTAGGTATAATTTTAGTTATGTCAACGAATTCGCTAAGTTTCTGTATCTGACTCCTTATATCTACTCCAAGAAAATTACCTATTAAGTTAGCTGCACTTTTAATATCTAGGTTTTGAATATTCTCGCAAATTGCTCTGAGCTTACCTATTTTATTCTGTAGGTATAGCAGTTCAGAAGTACTAATCTGATTGAAGTCAGCATACTTATTTACATCCCCTAAAAAGTCGTTTACGAAATTTAAGTTTGATCCTAGCTTTGGGATTTCTTGTAAGAGGATAGCATCTTGAGATGTGAATAATGACCCGGTAGTATTGGTGTTGAAACTAAAAACTTCACCTATACTTTTAAGCAAATAATACATGTTATACTTCTGTACCGGAGTACCTCCCTCTATCGGAGCATTTGATTGACTTACAGCTTGTTTAGGCGGTACTGCGTTAGGTCCGGCGCCTAGATAAGATCCAATAAACACATTAGGATATGCAGTATATTTGTCAATGAACGTAGTTACGAGCTTAGCTTGATCTTGTAGTGTATAAAAAGCAACTTGATCAGGTCGCCATGTACTTCTATCAGGTCGCGGTTTTCTTTTAATATTTACGTTACTATAGGCATAGGTAACTACATCACATAAGTCTACTGAATTAAGAGCATCTAAAGTACTAAATAAACCTGTTTGTAAGAGTCTCTGTCCAGGCTTAGGTTTTTGAGGTTTTGTAGGTACTTCTCTGTAGTTTATTGCCTTGTCTGGTTGACTTCTAGTTGCAACAATCGTATCTTTTATGTCAGCAGGGGGAGTATCATCAGGTCCTAACACCGATTGAAATTGATAAGTTGCTACATTAGGAGTTGCAGATACTCCAGGAGGAAGTCCGGTACTAGCTAGTCCTGCCCCTGTCTTCACATCTTCACGGGCTGAAGGGGGAGGTACAGTTTTTGTAGTATAGCTTTTAGGTTCTCTTGCAGGTTTGTTTCCGTATCTAGCAGAAGATTTTTTATCTTTAGGAGGAGAGGGATTACCCCATAGGATCTTATCAACATTGATTTGTATCTCTCCCAGTCCTTTAGAAGAAATTCTAACAATTCTCTCAATACTTCTTGCTAACTTATTATTCATTATCTAGTAAAAGTATTTTTAGAGAGACACGTTGAATTTAATTGAGCCTTTACTCTACTTCCTATTCCTTGAAGTACCTTGCTTGTATTTACAATTCTAGGAATAGCAGTTTCTAATTCTTCAGCTGACATTTCTTGTAGTGCGTTACCGAGATTAACTAAAGCATCAATTAAAAAACCTAGCTGGATAACAGTGCTAGTGCCGAGTAGAACTGGTTCTCCAATTCTGATTGCATTAAAACCTAACTCTATCTTCGGTGATGCTAAAGTAGTCTTTTCATTAGCATCTACGGTAAAGGTAGCTGGTGAAGAAATAGCAACTCCTTTCTTACCGAACAAAAATATAAAATCATCATAAGAATGATTTACAACTCTTCCTGAGGAAATTATAACTTGATTCCCTAAATATGGAAATATTGGTTGATACATCTTATCTTAATAAGCTATTAATTGATGGTATAACAAGTGTAGTGTTTTGATTCTTATTTTTGATAGCTGTTACTGCAGCATTATAGGCGGCTTGAACTGTTGAGGCGGTTTCACTAACAGAGCTTAAAACTGTCCCTGTTGAGTCGACGGCTCTCAAACTTACTACGTATGTACCAGATATTGCTTGCAGGTCTACTATCTCGCCTACTACCGTAGTTGCTTGGGAGGGAGGTGTTGTAGCTGCTGTACTATTATCATTTGTTACCTTTGGACCTGACGGGGGTTGTTGTGAGACGGTACTGATGTAAGAGTCTTGTTGTGCAGCAGAAATGTTATCGGTACTAGTTAGTTGCTGCTGAATAGGGATCGAAACAGTATATGTTCTCGCTAACACTACGTCTAAACTAGCTAAACTAAAATTATTATTTATATCATCCACTACTATTTGCTGTCCCTGTGTTAAATAAATTGAAGAAGGATCTTTATTAATATTCTCTACTGTCGGAATTGCTGTAATATTATTTTCGGACATACCTTGTCCGTTCCTTATAATTATAATCGGATTGCCGGGAGCACTATTTTTAGACCAAGGATTTTGATCGGCAGGTACGGGGTTGGTAGAACTGAATCTTATTGAATTACCCCATCTGCCTTCTATAGTTAGATCTCCTGTAAATTGTTTTAACGTCTTAATATTACTTTTTTCTACAAAGTTTGGGCCAAGTGGCATATTTAAAGAACCAGTAGAAGATGTGTTTACAGGCTGATTTGTATTAGCACTATCTTGATACGTTCTATTAATAGCTCCTATATAAGCTCCGTAGTCCCCTAGATCAGGAAACGCATTATGGTTCGCTAGACCCCATATATTATAAGGCATAGTGTAAAAGATATCTCTTCTACCCCTATCTTCATTTAAATCTCTAGACGGGCCGGGGAATAACAAAACTATTTCACCCTCTATCGGGTACTGTTTAAGGGCTGAATACATTGGTCTTGCTACGAGATTACCGCCGCTATCAAGAGTTCTGTCTTGGAGTCCGGAAATTAATTGGAAGGTTATAACTCCTAAGTCGGAGGGATCTTTATAGTAAGGATCAGGTACGTTTGTTCCTACATAAACAGGACCTTGTACTATATGTGTTACTCTAGCTTGTAGATAATTAAACTTGTTATCTGCTTGTACTTGATTGATATACGAAGCCTGCTGCTGAGCGTATGTCGGATTAAAGTTAGACATCTTACTTACTGTTTGGCAGTGCTTTTATTTCTTCTTCTTTAATAGGCGCTGTAGTTTTTTGAATATCGCTAAATAGCATCTCTAGATCTTTATCACTAAATAAACCATCTGCTCCAGCTTCAGTTTGATTTGCCTTTTGAACAATTTGAGCTAGTTTTACTAAAGCTTCATCATTTTTTATATCTGAATCAAGATAACCTTTTATTAAAGGCACTACAATAACAGCATCTCCTGGTTCGCTTACCATATTGACTAATTGATCAGTAAGTGCCTTTATCTGATTCTGTTTAGCTTTATGATTCTTAATAATATCTTTTACGAGATCGGAATACTTCTTTCCGTCGTATAAATCAAAATCTAAATTCATAAGACTATTTTAAATAAATATCTAACGAGAAAAAATGTCAATCTTTGTTCCTTGCTCTAGATATTTATTTAACATATCTCTATAAATTTCTTTTAAAACCTTTATTACCTTAGTAATCACAGGAGTAGGAGCATCGGTAATCTCTTTAATATAAATAAAAAGTGCTTTCTTATTAAAAATGTCTATGTTTTCTCTACGTTTAAAAAGTTCAAGTATTGCGTCTCCTACTCTTGCTTCTTGTGGCTTTGGAAATAAATGCAAAAGCTCATTATCAATTTTTTTAATAAAAAGCTCTATAAAGCTAGTTTGCTCTAAATCATCAGGGCGTGAAAGTAGCAATTCATTTGTAATAGTCTTATCAGTTTCTACATCATTAACCGCAGCTTTACCTTTTAATCTTTTATAGTTGTTATTATTATAAACAATTAAATACCTCTTTGCAATTGTACCAAAATAGGAATAAGCTTTACCTTTAGTTTGATCATATAAATGAAGTTTTTCTAATAAGAAAGCAATTACTTCATGCTTTAATTCATCGATATTATCTACTTCGGTATAGTAAAATTTAAAGGTATGAATTATATTTTCAGCTAATTTATAGAGAGCATAATAAATCTTTTCGTTAAAGATTTGATCTCTTTTTGATTGAGATTTCTCTGCCCTATAATCTAGAATAGCTTGCTGTGTATCTAAAGTAAAGTAGTCTATCGATTTTTTAGGTCTTCTTTTTCTAACCTTACCGTCTTTTGTAAGCGTAACCTCTATTTCTTCAGGTCTAAAAACGTCTATTATCATTACCGCTTATTAAATTGATTTAATCCGTCTTGTATTGCTTTTAAATTATAAAAAACCTGTTGCAACTCTTTATCACTCTCTAGCCAAATCTTATCATCTAAATTCTTAACTGCTTTTTCAGATTCACCAATTAAGCTTTGAAGACCGGCAATAAAGTTAGCTTGACTGATAACAGTGTTTTCGAGTTTAATATTTTTTTGATAAAGGTTATAAATTACCCAGCCTATTATTGTAGCTGCCCATAGAGCAAACATTAACCATCCAAATAGCATATTATAATTTTTTTAGTGCGTTTAATATTCCAGGATTTTTACTCCCAATATTCGACAACTTCTTAGCTTCTGCAGCTTGCTTAAATTGAGTGGCAGTTGCAGGCTTTACTTCTTTAACTTTAGGTCCCCCTACCTTACCGCTCCATTCCCTCTCCCATTCTACTCTTGCAGCTAGAATATCGGCTTGATGTAAAATATAAGGCAGTGAGGTTCTTAATTTAGATTCATTTTGACTCGAAAAAAGATAAGCTTTATTACCATCGTCATAAGGTCCGTCGTGAGTTTTAATTGCTACAAATTCGTTAAATGACATTTCAATACCAGCCGACTGCAGAATGTATAAAGAAGCGTCTTGGATTGGAATAAAAGGTAATTCAGCATTAGGCTTGTAAATTGCTCCTTGATTTTTTACATGCCATTCAGAATCGTTAGGCAGGTAAGAAGGTTTACCATCACGTCCTAGCTTACCTAAATCGTGATTAATTGCAGAAAATACTAATTCTTCTTTTGTAAAGGTATTCATATCGGCACCAAAATTACCCCATACTTCATATAAGGCTAAAGCAGCATCTACTACTCTTAAAACGTGATCGACATAACCGCCTGGAAATGCATTATGAAAAGCAGTACGAGAAGAAGCAGGAGCTAGAGCAAGTATCTCTTCTTGTTTCTGATATAATGCAGAGAGCTTTGTAGCTCTAGGTTCAGAAATATGCTCTGATATAACTTTGTAAAATCTAGTTAAGTTACTTTCAATCTGTTCGGGTGTTAACATACAAATAGGTTTATATAAGAATATAATAACCTATCTGAACGAAACCAACTTATTTATAGAGATTCCTTCTCTGCATTTACAAGAGTCTGTATCTCTGCGATTCTCTCTTTTACCTTTGTTTGCCAATTCTCTAATTCCTCTCTAGTTAAATTAGGCCGAGCAAGGAGTGATCTAATCAAACTAATAGAGTTATCGAGAGCTTCTAATTTTTCCGTAACGATTGCTTTGTAACGCATTTATACTAGTTTTGAAGTTATTTCAACCATCGAATCAATAGATAAAGTCCCTATCTTAACGAAGTTCTTAAAAGATACCTCCCCTATTTGATCCGTAGTTTCAGCACGAAAAATAAAAAATGGAAAAAGCCTTTTGACCGCAACTATAACTATAGGGTAAGAATTAGTACCTATAAGATCCTCAACATCATCAGCATACTTTTCATTCTCATGAGCATCTAAAGAAGTATATCTAACCCCTATATCATCAAGCTTCTCAAGCAATTCACTACAGTAACGACACCCACTAAGCCGCAAAACCGTTACTTTATTCATTTATTTTTTCTCTTTTTCTTTCTCTTACTTTCTTTAAAAATTTTTAATCTTTTGATTATATAAAGAAGTTAAGGATTTTTTTTCAGACTTCCAACTCCTCTCGTTCTAAAGGATCAGAAGGTTTCATTTTCATTACATACCCAACAGTCTCATCCATTCTACTCCAGTCAATGCTATTTGCTGTAGTATCTTCAAGTTTTCTATTAAGTTTAGGATCTATGTTTATTAATTCTTGTATCTGTTTAATATAAGTAGGATCCGTAATATACCTATAATTGTCGCCATCTCCTATACCTAACCTGGTTATAACTGCTGTAGCCTTATCTACATAATAACCGCCAGGATTGATTTCCATATGATCTTCATAGTCAGCACCTTCGTAGTGAAAATCTACACTAACATCAGCATCAATAATATGATCCTTCCCGAGAATATTAACTTCCCATTCTTCAATTTGAACATCAGTATTTCCTTCACCTTCAGCGACTACACCCATACTTACATTCTCTTCCATATCCGGACCCTCGTAGTAATCGATATCATCTACTGTATCCCAATCAATATAATTAGCAGCAGCATCTTCAAGTTGTCTATTGAGTTCTGAATCATTATTTATTAGATCCTGTATTTGCTTGATAAGGACCGGATCTGTAATATTCCTATAACCACCGCCTTCAAAAACTTCTAACTTAGTAATAATAGCAGATGCATTATCTACGAAATATCCTCCAGTAGTAGTTAGCATATCGTCAAAGTAATCATCTTCTTCATAATGAAAATCTACACTAACATCGGCACTTATAATATAATCTTTTCCGAGAATATCAACTTCCCATTCTTCAATTTTAACGTAAGTACTACTTTTATTTTCAGCGACTACACCCATACTCACATTATCAACCATATCTCCATTGAGATCATCTTGCTTTTGCATTTCAGCATCTGCCCGAGCTTGTCCAACTCCTAAAGCAGCAGGATTAATCTCATTCATATCATCCCTATTAACTACTTCATCTGAGTAACCATCTTCTGAATAGAACTCGTTTAACCTAGCCGCCTTTCCGTAAGCACCTTGTTTATTCTCGTAGAGCCATTGCTTTAGATCGAAATTATTCATCTTAAATAAGTTTTTATAAATTTTTCAATATCGCTTTGTACAAAACCTGCTTGCCTTAATCTAGAAGCCATTTTCTTCACATCTTCAAGAGTTTGAAACTCACGTCCGATTAAATTTTGGAAAATCTTCTCTTGCTCATTTTCAAAGATCCCGCCAACCTCAGGAACGTTCCACGGATATCCATTATTATAAACTTGAGATGTATTAGTATTTTCCGGACGATCGGAAGTATCTAAAGGACCTTTACCTTCAATAGTACCGTGCTTACTACCTACAACGTTATATTTGTTAGGGTGTAGATTAATTTGATCTCTAGATCCGCGATAAAGAAAATTTTTCATCCTAGACTTCTCGCTAGGTTGAATTTGAGTCTTAATAAGATCGGC